CTAGGCATGTTCTGCATGTTGGGGTCAGCACCACTAAACCTACCAGTAGATGTGCGATGCTGTAATAATCTAACATGTAGCATCTCATCTTGTTTGATGTGTGTAGATATACCATCAATGAAAGACGATAGATAGGTTTCTACTGCTGATAGTCTACGAACTTTAGATAAGAAGTCTACAGCATCGGTCATACCTCTAGACTTTGCTGCGCTTTCTAACGTCTGAAGATTAACTTTACTCGTGCTAAAACCATTCGCACTAGCCCACTTAGGACTCGGTGGTTTGAATCTAAGACCTGCTGGAGTAGATAAATTATCAAGAATATAGCCAGCGCTGTTGCATACCTTGCAGTTATTGGGCTTTGAAAATAGTGTTCCATCCTTCTTTGTTCTCCTTATTTTTCCATTACCATTACACGTAGTGCATTGCTTGGCTTTTGTCTTGAATATTCTTGTAGTGCCTTCGGCTATCAAACTACGGAACTCGTAATCAGTCATGTATGGGTCTATCTTCTGACCCCAATAGTCTTTGTCTTTAACTTTTCTTCCGTAGATTACCCAACATAATTGTTCAGGGCTATTAAGATTAATAGGCGTGTCACCCATAAGAATACGCACTTGCTTCTGCAACGTATCTTGTAAGTCGTTACGTTCCTTCTCAAACTCAACACGTACCTCACGTAGAGCATTGAAGTCCACCTTGAATCCACGTTGATATATACGTGCTAATGTTACACATATTTGGTTAGTCAATACATGTGTGTCCATCAAATTATTATACTTGGTTGTATTTAATTTAAACCACAGACTATCTGATAGTTGTTGGGTAGCATGTATATCTGCTGATAAGTATGAGCATAACTCGTCAAAGGGAATATCCCTTACACTATAACCCTTTGCAAAATACTGCTTGAGTGTGTCTTCCTTTTTTGTGTCACACTTGTATCGTTCAGCACATGCTTCTAACGATAGGGGTTGCTTAACTCCACGCTGAAGCACATACTCTGTTAGCATAGTATCAAACACAGCACCGTCATACTTAAAGCCAGACTCCCACAACCACATTAAATCATACGCAGCGTTGTGACATATGATGACACTAGCACTATCCAATGCGTCTTGTACAATCTTATGCCCATTTTCTGTAGGCTCTTTATCGCTGTGGTCAAACACAACAATCTTTTCTTCGCCACTATCCCATAGTAAACCGACCATAACTAAAGAGTTGCCAGCTTCAAAGGGGTCTAAGTGTAATTTACCGTCACGATGTGTGACTGTATTCTCTACATCAATAGTTAACTTCATCCTTCATACCTCGCTGTCAAATAATTAAGTTCACAGTTTACCATACCATGCCAGCCATTCAACTTATTCTTTACTATATTTACATGCCGTAATGGACTCTCCTCTTCTTGTCCTTCTACAGATGGAGACTTGGCTATCAGAAACATAAGGTCAGCTTCTGCTGCCTTGCCTGTACGTGAGCCTTCCATCATGGACTGATTGAGTATAGTTCTGCCCTCTGCTTCAGCAGACAACTGTGACATATAGAACACAGCGCAGTCGTACTGCTTCGCAATACTTCGTGCATGTATAGCGTTAGCTTTTAGTGCTTCATCAAGACGAGCGAACCCACCTTGCACAGCAAACTTATCACCCATATCTAGTACGAGTATGTCAGGATTGTACGATTTACATACGGACTCTACCCATGCCATATCTCTGCCACCAGCTTCTTTCAACATGATGTTTCTTTTAACTGGTTCGTAAGCGTCTTTGGCTTTCTGTATATTGTCTCGCACTTCACGAGCAGACATGCCACTTGCAGCTGTAAGGTATCTAGCACCAACACGGTGAGGTGGTTCTTCATTACACAGCACTATACAACGTGCGCCTTGCGATGCGAACCCACCCGGAGCTGCGATAAGACTAGCATGAAACGATGTCTTACCTGTGTTTGGTCTAGCACCAACCTCTATGAGTTGTCCACCGGACACACCTTCTATCTTACGTGTGATGGGTGCAATATTAAATGACCACTTTGCTTCTAGCTCTGCCTTTGCCATGAGCGTTTCAATACTGATGTCTTCCCATTGTATGTTTAGGTTTGGTGTAAAGTCATCACCATACTGCTCTAGTAAAGTGCGTAACTTTTCTAGGCTAGTAGATGTACCGTTCACCATATCGAATCCGATGTTCGCTACATCCTCTCCAACTATTTGTTGGAATAATTTAGACAGAACCTCTTGGGCTATGTCTCCACCCAAAGGTGTTTCACGTTTAACTTGAGCAAACAAACTTGCATACGCTTGTTTCTGTGCCGTAGTCAACGTAGGATTGTCCGACATAAACAAAGCTTCTATCTCATCAGGTGTAACGGAGCGTTCATATCTTTCCATTGCACGATTGATAGCTTGCTTTATCTTGCGAACATCCTTACTGAATAGTCTGTCGGGACACTTCGCACCACGATGGTCATCGTAGAACGTCTTGTCCATAAGACTACGTATTAAGGCTAATTCCATTTAGGGTCTCCTATGTTAGTTAGGTTTTCAAAATCAATTGGGTTACGGTACTTTAAATCATCGGCTAATCGTAATACACGGACATTATCTACATGTCCTCTTAGTTCCTTCGCAAACTGCAAAGTCTTTGGTAATGCATCGGGGTCTAATGCAATGACGGCTGTTGAGAATTGCGACAAGTACCTCTTGTGCGATTCGGATAAAGATGTTCCCAACACAGCGACCCCACACCAAACATCATTACCAACAACTGCAGCACTTATGCAATCCTCAACAACCACAGCTACCTTACCACACCCATAAGAGTATGGCAAGCCACTATTCCCATATTTTTTCCACTTTGGCAACCTTTTTCCGAGCGCACGACCTGTTGCGTCAGCAGTATTGTTGTTATGGATGATAGGGAATACAACACGGTTATCCTTGACATCGTACATCAAGCCAAGCTTTTCTGCGTCAAGTCCGTATTGTTCATACGCCCACGTTTCTACATCGTTGTTGTGTGGAACGATATAGATAGGCAAATCAAATGTATCTTCTGCAAACTTTTCTGCACCACTAAAGCCGGCACGTATATCATCTACGGATAGATGTACACGAGTACCACCTCTAATGTTACAAGTAGCTTTGTAGCAATTCCAAACTAATGAACCCATATTATTGGTAGCAGTAAAGGTCTTCACGCCACCACAGTTAGGACAATCCATACGTTTTGTCTCACCATTAGGTAAATTTAAATCACTTACAATGTTATATATATTAATCATATAATATCACTCTTCTGTGTTGCACTTATAAGTGCTTATACCATGCATGTTTCGTGTAGTCAATGCATAATTTGCACTTGTAAATGTATTTTTCATGTACGGCTTTACTGATTGTGGATTACTGTGACCAGTCACAGCCATGATTTGACCTATACCTACACCAGCTTCTACCATTTCTGTTGTGCCTGTCCTTCGTAAGTCCATCAAGCGTAAGTCCTCAGACAGCCCACATTGGCGCATGATAGACCTTCCAGCTTTTGATAACCTCTCCATGCTGTAAGGGTGATACAAGCCGTCTGTGGGCTTTGGACGAGGGCATACGTAGGGTTGAAAGCCAAAGTCTGCCTTCTGTTCTGTTAACATCTCTGCCAAGTTGTCGCTAATAGGTAGTGTCACTTGCGCTCTACGTTTACTCTGCTCTAGATACAGTTTCTTATCTGCAAGATTAAGACTCTCCCAAGTCAACGACCTCATATCACCAAGCCTTTGACACCACTCGTATGCCATCTGTACTATTAGTCCTATGTTTCTGTACTCAAATTTAGAGTAGCATATATCTAGGAACGTTCGTAAATCATCTTCTGTCCACACAGTTTTTCGCTGGGTGGGTGTCTTACGTCTGACTGTAGCAAACGGATTGACTGTGGCATACTCCATGTCAATAGCGAATCGGTATAGTCGTGATGCACAAGTGCATATGTGATTCGCAAAGTGTACACCACGAGTCACCCAGTCTTCGTAACAATGCTTTGCATCTTTGGTTGTTATTTTCTGATACTGTTTATCACCTAAACTGTCAGCCAATACTGACATCAGATACACGTAGTCCTTCTTAGTTTGTTCTCGTAACATACTGAAATCATTAGATAAATAGTATCTGTCTATAAGCTTTGAGAGTGTGTCGTTATGACGCAACTCTTTTGGCTTGCTTGATTCCCGGACAGAATCTATTTGCTGGTTCAACTCTAAGGCCAGCCGTTTCACTTCACGAAAATCTGTACCTAACTCTATCCGTTTCATCAACCCACTTGTAATAAATTCTTTGGGTGGATTCCACCGATAAGATACTATGCCATTGTCATGCACTCTTCGATTAACATATCTTGGTAATGTCATGCAACTTCTCCTAACCATGCCGGCATATCTCTGCCCTTGTTATACCGTGCAAACTTTAGCTTGTCTGCTCTATAGAAAGCACGGTACGCATTGATAGGTAGGAACTCATCTGTCTTTAGTTCGTCCATGCCACTAAAACATTGTGGGTGTTTTGTGATACCCAGCTCGGGCAGAAACTTAGCACCTTTATATAAAGCAATGCTGTGTTTGCCTGCGCCATGCCACTTACCATACCTATGATGATACTCACCTAGCATGCATATATACAGAGTATAAGCATACATATAGTTACTTCTACTATGCATAGCCCACAAAGTACAAGGGTGTTTCTGATGCACAGGTTTATACAAATCATTTTCCTCTGCATATTCGGGTGCATGATGCCATAGCGTAGTGCATAACATCTGGGCCTCTTCTAATGGCATCTTCACTATGTGTTGGTCACACAACGACTCTGCTATAATCTTTGGGTCTTCATCTACAATAAATCTGTTCATGTTGGTATCCTTTCTATTATTACAATTAACACTTCTAACAGCCACCATACTACTATAATCTCTGTCATGGTAGTACCAACCAAACCGCTGCGTTTGTTATAAGAGTAACCACAATGACTAAAACCATAGTCAATAATAATACTTGTCCCTCAGTCATGGCAGAAGTTCCTAAACCATTTGCATTGGTTGTCACCCTTACATACTCGTTCATGCTTGGCTGTTTCCCAACACTCTGACTGCCAAGGTGAGAAATACTTGTTAGTAAATCTGTCCACCCAATCCTGTCCATCGACTGCCCATAGTCCTAGTATAGGCAGAGGTATTAACAGCAAGAACACTACGAAAAATGCCATGCCAAATCCTTTATTATGATATGCTTTCATTTCTTCACCTCTGATATAAACAAGAAACCACCACCATTACCCTCTGGGTCTTGTGATACTTCAATCATTACGTCTTCTCTCCCATTGCCTATTATAAACTGGGGGAATCCATCTCCATATTCTTCTTCTGACATACCTAGAAACTTCTTGATAGTAAAACCTTCTAGTTGTTTGTAGTGTTCGTCATATGCTCCTCTATTTGTTTTCATATTCTTGCTCCTTTATTTTCTGTCTAAACCTATCAACTTGATGGT